CTATAAACCTAGGTTTATAGCCACTGAGAAACCGAAGTTACTCAGTGTTACTCCAGCCGGTAAAGCTGGTCCCGTAGGTGTGGCATCCCAATTGGGAGCTACACCCGTCCTTTGGGAATACAAAACGGTCCTCTGACGGACTGTGATGTAACCCTGTTCTATACTGCCGCGCAAGAAGGCGAGCATGAGGCCATGAGCATTATACTCACGTCTCTTCTCACCTCTTGGTACGGACACTATACCGTCACCGACCTTAAGACGCCTAGGCCTCACACACCATCGCTTATAAGCTAAGCTTTGGTAGCGCGAGCTTCTAGACATCCCGGGAAGGAGATAGTACGGCATCCGTATCCCAGCATCATCGTTTTCCCAAACCGGTACTGGTAAGTACCGAACTGAGCGAACGAGACGACCTACAGTCCGTGGAAGGGGAATCCCTATCCGGCCGGTCCATAGGTTTAACTGGTTTATTACGGCATAGCGAGCTTGTGTAGTCTTGAGGGTCTTAACATAAACCCCCCGGACATTCCTTCCTCGAAAGAAGTCGGAACCACATGACTCGCGGAACGGTCCTTCATAGAAGGACTTCTCGTGGTTTACTTGGAATCCCAAGATGTTCAGGAGACGCACTACCCTACGGTATACAAATTTACCGCAGATAATGTCGTCCCCAAAGACACCGAAGGACCCAAGTTCATTACTGCTAGGACGAATTACCTCTCGGTAAGACGCCCTCTCAGCCGCGAGAACTGCGCACCCAAATAACATAGTTTGCAAGGGAAAGGTAAACCCATTTCCCATTGTAGAGACCATGTTAAGAGGGATCGAGCTGCCATTTGGCATATCACACTGAGGAGACCTCAGTAGCTTCAACCAAGATAAAAAGTCTCTTGGGAGAACGCTTTCCAACATAGGGAGTGATATCGAATCGGATGCACTAGACAGGTCGATCGTGACCAGGCCGTCAAGCCTAGGCGAACGATCTTCCTTATTATCTAGACTACCGATCCGAGCAAGCTCACGATTACGGTCAGGTTGGAGGGCCAAGTCAATTCCAAAGAATTGTCTAAGCCTCCGCTCCAACAAAGCACCTAGCCCAAGCTGATAAAACATATTCAGCGAAGGTTCGGTACAAATCGTACGTGAGGTGTCAGCGTTTTTCGGAACAAAGGACAGCCTGTTGCCTGCGACAACTTCGACTTCCCCGAAGGTGGCCTGTCTGAGATTCTCAGCAAGCGACCACCCAGGAAGGTTATCGAAGTGCCTGACGTAGGCGTCATAGAGCGACTCTGAAGTAGAAGATAGGCTAGAACTGAACATCTTGGTATAGAAGTCAGTTCCTTGAGCCTTCAAAGATGTACCTGGTCCTGCTCGTCCCAAATCTAAAATCTGGGAAAAGTTAGAGACTAGTGGCATCTGGTTCGGGTAGAGAAAGTTGTATACGGCAAGTTTGAACTCACCGTACAGCAACTCATCGCCCGAATTTTCCAACTTCAGTGACCAATCCTGACAATCGAGATTGATATTCAGGAACTTATCCATCGCTACGGCATCCGCATCAACCGTACTCATATCCTGATATTTCTTTAGGAATGAGTTGGCCAATGCAAGTGCACTATATTGATGGAAGGTCATATCCGGCCACGGGCTAGCTTTACCATCACGCAGAAGAGCGTCGATAGTATCGCCAGGCAGATAACCGGAAAGGTCCTCTATCAGGTTTAAGTAAAGAGCGGAAGAGCTAATGCCCATTCTGTTCCTCCTTTGCTACCTTGAGGTTACGGATTGATATACGCGATTGTGGAGAACCAATCTCCCTCCAGCACAACTTCTTCCAACAACGGTTTGTCGTTGGAATAGGCTAATGCTACAGCGAGGTTGATAAAATCTCCTGGCCCAGGTTCAGCACAATATGTGCTGTCTCCGGTCCCAACAACGCTATCAACGTAACTCCCAAAAGCAACGCACCTAAGAACTTCAGAGGATTCTGTGATGAATACTCCGTTGTCCAAGAACTCAGTTTTCTGAGTAACTTCAGGTACTTTAACATGTCGTCTCTCCTTATGATTTCTCATTGGAGTTTCTCCTTACGTCTATAAGATGATAAGGCATACGGCGGGATGCCGTATGACTGTTAAAGGACACCTGTTAGAAGCGTGTCCCCCAGGCCTGCACTGGAGTCCGAAAGGGCACCAATGTGTGCAGACAAGGCAGCAAGAACGTTAGCGGAATCAGCACTGTCGGCGCCGGCAGGGACGTGTATAATCGTCTCAACCAGCATCGTAACAGGAGCCTGACCGCTCAAAGGCACTACACCCTTACGGGTGATGACTTTGTACACGTTCCGAGGAACACTCGACAGTTGTCCCGTCACCGGGTTCACAACGCCAAGACCTTTCAAGGTCGTAGGCTTGAACCACGAAATAGTGAACGGGATACTTACCGAGTGGGCAACGACGTCAGTTTGCGTGCCACCAATGGTGTCGATCGCAATCTGCTCGCCGTTTTGCGACGGCGCACTATCTTCCACGTAATCATACGTAGGACTAGTGAACGGCGTCTGTGCACCCCCATTAAAGGGGCTTGTGAGTGAAACACTCATTTGGATTACCTCCAAGATAAGGAGTTAAAGTTAATCAGCACTATAAACTCTTACCCGCCACCAGTGCGGATATGTTTAACCATTTCATGCTCAAACCCGGTATCTGAAACCTGAAATCAGGTATAAGAGACCCGTAGTATGGAGACCTTGAAATGGTCTTATTCAGTACTGACGCTGGGGTTCCAATAGCATAATCCAGACCCAAAGGCCCTGAGTCACCATGCTGTCGGGGGTTGATAAGACCCCTTTCAGATTCAATGATGACCCAGCGCATTATCCAACTAAAGTTGGCTTTGGAAAAGGACGCGTTGGAGATTAAGTCGTCAATGTTGACGAAATAATCAACCAGGAACGAGTAAGGTATCAATTCCCAGACCGTTGGAAGAAAGTTATTCATGGCAAAGCCAAGATCACGATGCTTCCACGTATTCGAGGATTGATCCGAACGCACGAGGCCTTTGTACACTACTGTATTGGTAATCTTTGCGTATTTATTCCAACGCAAAGAGACCGCACTGTTTCCTGTCTGCCAGTACTCCTGCATGGAGTCTGTTTCAGTCTTACCAACTCCCACGACAAATTCGCGGGAAGGTTCGTCTGCAGTCAGTCTTGCAAGATACCGACTAATATCGTCGACATCTGCAAGCAGTGGGGCCCAACCGTAGCTGTGCTCAAGCCAAGTATCCGCTACTGCCCGTGCAACGTCTTTATTACGACGTGCGCGACTACGGCGGCTCTTGAACTTTTTACCTCTTTTGGCTAGGTTGGCACGTTTCTTTACGTCCCTAATATACCTGCCTAAGAGAAAGTCGAAAGAGCGTAGTGGATTCCTGATCAAACGTAGGGTCTTAATGAACTCGCCCGCGATTACTCCGCCTTCAACATGGCGTTGTGCTCGACGAGCGTTGCTCACGAAATACCCTAATGCTTTGGAGTTGGCTTCCGATGAGGATTCAGCTGCCGCAGTAGCTAGATTGTTATACCATACAGAAGGTATAAAATTGTCGCAAGAACTGTGGAGCCTCCTATAATATCCACCAGAGTAGGATGTATATCCATGACACTCATAGCGACCGGGTTTATAAACATTTGTGGATACCGACATTGTCGTTCCCGCCTGTTTACCCTGAGCTATTCGTGTCAACCAGTCGTCATAACCGTTACCAGTGGTTACGTCAAACCCATATTCATGATCTTGAACTTGATTGTTCTCGGTCTTATATGGTGTCGTAACGCACTCAGGATATTTCTTCTTGAGCGTAATACCACTGTAACGATCGACGGAAAGGACTCTAGTTTCGGATTTAGAGGGCATTTTACAACTTCTCCTTAAGGGTCGGTGAGGGTACGAGAGTACCACCCACTGAGGTTAGCACACACAAGGTAGCGT